CACAGAATTTACATCTCGTGTTAACCCAATGTACGTTGCAATGAAAGATCAACTTACAGGTAAAACCAACATATTTAACTCTGCAACATATCAAGAGCATCCCGGATGGAGATATTTTCTTGCGCATTATGATGAGCTTATTGCGCAATCTGGACCATTCGGTTATCAACTGGCGTTACTCAAACTTGCATATCCAAATGGAATGAGTCGTGCAGCAATGAATGGTCAAATGGTGCCAATTCAAAAAATGATGAATGATCTTGAGCGTATGCAATATGTTGATAACGCTGATTATAATCATTCGTTGGCTAACTGGATGCGTTTCATTGGATTGGAAAATGAGTATTACAACTACGATTTAGATGTCAAAATTCCAAATATGTCAAAAGGTGGAATTAGATATGGCGATATAACTCGTCTTCAAAAACAGTTTGAATATGATTATCCGGGAATATTTCAAACCATTAGTGAATTTGGGTTAGGTGCATTGTGGAGTGGAATACCGGGAACTGGAGATATAAGTGGTAAGGGCTTTGAAAGAAAACAACCTGTGCCATATCCGTTGATGCCAACACAAAAACTTATTGAGTCATCAACTCGTCGTCCAGATAGATTGAAGAGCGAAGTTATAGAGCAACAAGCAAGACAGACTTTACCAGCGGTTAGTTGGGAACAGTTACAGCGAGCATCTGAGAGAGGTTCTAGATAATCATGGTAGAGCAGTTTATTAAAATTGCACAAAAGTATATTGGTGTGACCGAGCAGCCAATAGGCAGTAACTGTGGCCCTTTAATTGATCGTTGGAACACATTAGTAAATGCACCCATTGCAAGTTATTGGTGCGCATCGTTTGTTAGTGGAGTTGCTTCTGAATGGGAAAGTAAGAGTGGACTTGATTGGCCGTTATGCTTTAGTGCAGACTGCGATGTCTGGTTAGCTGTTGCTAAAAAGCATGGCGTTCTTCATCGAGCGCCAATGGCAGGAGACCTTGTATTGCTTGTGAAGACCTCGAGAAATGGAAGGCAAGATGCGTTTCATATTGGTATTGTTGAAGGTCAAGATGAAAATGGGATTTGGTATTCCATTGAAGGGAACAGTAATAACGACGGAAGCCGTAACGGATATGAGGTAGCTCATCGACCTCTATACAGAAACAGAAGTAAAGATGCACTGTATTTTGTTCGACCGTGGTCATTGTTACAAAGTGGACAAGATTGGAAGATTGTATATGGTGACAAACACATTATTGCGTTTGTGCAAAACGGTAGAACCTACGCGCCTGTCAGGGATTTTGTTCGGCTTGTCGTTGGGGATGATTCTTTATTGGCTTGGGAAGATGGGCCAGTCCTCAACGGTGAAGCACTGGCCGTTCAATGTATTCTACGAGATGGCAAATCGTATGCACCTGTCAGAGATATTGCCCGTAGTCTTGATTTTGATTGCGTCGTCAATAATGACCACAAGAAAGTCTACTTAAAGAAACAAGTCGTCTGATGTAAAGTCAGTGAACCGGGCGTACTTACTCTCAAAGTTGAGTAGTGATACGCCCGTCCTGCCATTACGGTTCTTAGCCGTTATGATTTCTGCTTTATCAATATCATCTATGTGATCATCTGCCTGTTTCTTTTCGTAGTATCCAGCCCTGTAGATAAACTGAATCACGTCTGCATCTGATTCAATATCACCAGACTCACGTAAGTCTGACATCATTGGTCGCTTGTCTTGCCGTTGCTCCACTGCACGAGACAATGATGATAGTGCTATTACAGGGCAGTTGAACTCACGAGCAATGTCTTTTAGTCCACGACTAATCACACCAATATCCCTAGTCCTATTCTCTGACTTGACATTTGCTGGCATCGTTATCATCTGTAGGTAATCAACTACAATCAACCCAACCTCAGCAGTCTTTTTCATGCTATTGGCTGCTTCCCTAATAGATTGCAGTGTAACTGTTTGATCAGCAACTACTTGTATTGTTAGGCTCTTGGCTGTTCGAGCAACAACTGAGAGACTGTCTTTATCGTAACTAGATAGTTTCTTTGACTGTATAGATTGGCTGTCTACTCCACTGTATATGCTAAGCATTCTAGCGGTAACCATAGCCTTAGACATTTCTGCGCTAACGATTAGAACCCCGGTACGCTTTTCTTCCTTTCGTAATGCAATAGCTGCATTCCATGCATACTGTAAACCGAGACTTGACTTACCCATCGACGGACGACCACCAACAATTATCAACTCACCGTCACGCCATCCACCAGTAA